GTTTTCATCTGGCGTAAAGACCTTGGGCAGGCTGAACTTGACTACCTGGAAAATTGCCTGCGGGTAGATCATCATAAAGTTGATGTCCGCCGCGCCGGTGCCCTTTGCATAGCCCCAGTTGGTAGAACCGTCGTTCATGGTCAGGCCGGAGTAAAAGCGCGTTTTCGGCACATACACAATGCTCATGCCGTTGTACCCGGCAAGCTGGTTAGAAATGCCATTGTCGCTGCCCCACTGGCGGGCAACCGCCTGATTCAGCAGTGGCTTCAGGTCACTGTTGATGTACAGCACACGTCCCTCACCCGGCACTTCCTTTTCATCCATGGCTCGGCTGGCTTCATCAATTGCTGCAAGGATAGTGTCTTTTGTCAGCGCCGCGGCGGCTGCTTTCTGCACGCCGGATGCACTGGCGTACTTTGCAAAGCGGTAAGCATCCAGTTCCGGAATAACCTGTGTGCGCATAAAATCACCGGTCACCGCGCCGAAAGTCAAACCCAGCGTCTGTTCATTGTCCAGACGGTCAATGCTGATTTCCTTGCCGCGCTCCTCGGTCAGCTTCATGGTTTCCCATGCGGCGGTGATGTCGCCCTTCGGATAACCATTCTGACGGCTGTAATCACCAAGGCCCGTGGTACTGACTTTGAGCACTTTCACCTCGTCAACGCCGGTAAAATCCGGCTGGCTGGCGGCATCCATGCCCTGCGTAACGGACGCGCCCTTATAGATTTTGTCGATAGACGGCATAAACCGTTTCGCGAATTCAATTGAATTTGCCATTATTCTTTACCTCCACTTGTGTTTTCCACGATTCCGGCACCCTTTTCAAAAGCGCCGAAGAAATCATTCATACCGCCTGCTTCCGGCGTTTTATCGCTTCCCTCGGCGGGCTTGAACCCCTTAAGCACCGGTTTTGAGTCTGCTGCCTTAAACAGCATTTTGCTGTCCTCGGCGCCCTGCAGCTTTTTGATTTGATCGGACAAGCCTTTCAGGGTGCCGTCCTCTGCAAACTCGGCTTTTTCGGTGTCCACATCCAGCAGAGCACGCACAGCCTTGGCGTTCAGCGCGCCCGAACTTGCAAGCGCCAGCTGCACGGCACTGTCCACCTTTTGTGCTTTTAGCTGCTTTTCATAGGCAGCTTTATTGTTGGTGTTGTCCTCTTGCAGTTTGTCAATGGTCTGCTGCAGCTTCTCCGGGTCGGACTTTTTCAGTTGTTCAATCTGGGTATCGCGGGTAGCAACGTCTTTTTCAAGCTGTGCCTTTGCTGCATTTGCAGCGTCATAATCCGACTTCTTGACGTACTCTTTCAGCTCCCTGGCAGATTCAGCAGCGACTTTTTCAGCTGCCGCATCATCAAGGCCAAGTGCCTTTGCCTGTTCTTTTGTCATGTTTTACCTCCTGTAAAATTGGTATGAAAAAAGCAGCCAAACGGCTGCCTGCTTCTGAAATTATTTTTTACGATGTTGAAACCTTTTGAATGCTGCAATAAAGATACTAACTGCCAGCACAGACCACAATAGCCAAAAGCAAATAGCCCATGTTGGAATCTGCCAGCCTAAAAGATAGAAAAACAAAATTGCTTTCACTTTTCAACCTCCGTTTACTAAAATTGAGCGTAAAAATACCGCCGGGCGTGTACCGGGCGGCTTAGTACCACATTACCATGCATTCTTTTTCTTGGCTGTGTTCTTTTGCAAGGTCAACAAGTTTGGCAGCGGCATGGCCCGGATAGGACATTCCATATCCCTCAACTTCTTCACAGCTTAATATTTCCTCCGTAGAGAGGTCTACAACAACATGACCGTGCTGATTACTATCTTCCGGTATAAAATCAGCTTCTGCTGTACGGTTATTTATTGTTATGTTTTTTAAGCGCACCATAGTAATCATCACTTTCCTTTGTGTAATTATATTTTTTACTTGCCTGAATGTGTGCCTCACTCTGCGACATCCCGGTGTCCATAAGTTTGTTTTCTAGTGTTTCGTGGCGCAACAACGTTAAATCGTGTGGTTTTGCTTTTCCGCCAATCAGCCTTTGCCAAGACTGAGCCATTGCAAAGTCTGGAGCAAAGTATTCCGGTTGCCCATGCCCTAAGTCATGTTTTTCAAGAAAAATAAAGTTCTTAATTCGCTGTATATCATCTTCTGGAAGCCCTGTGCTTTTGGCAATGCGTGAAACGTCCGTCTTCATACTTCTTACAAGTCCATAATAGCGTTCAGCATGAGCAGTTGCAGCTTTTCCATAAGGGTTGGTTATTCTGCCGCCACTTACTGCTTTTATTATACCATCGTTTTCAGCATTGGCAACACTCTTTTTACTTTCATCTCCGTGCTGCTCCGCCCATTCCTTATAGGTCATATCTTCCGGCACATAGTAGGTTTTGCCGTCCTCTCCACGGGCAACACGCTCCCCACCGGGCGTTTCGTCCTCCACCACCGGTGCTTTGCAGCAGCGGCAGCGGGCATGAAACAACGGCGCATTGACACCCGGTTTTTCTTCTGATAAGGGGAACTGCTGTCCGTCCATGTCGCCGCAAATATAGCAGGTGCTTTTGTCCAGTGCGGCAACAACCTCATACTTTGCAACGCCAAGTTCCTTGAAATTATCGGACTGCGCTTGATTTGCAAAGTGCGCGGATTCCGTCTGCACCAGCGTTTGTGCACGGTTCTCAGACACGCCAAAGCGGTCAGACAAGTGCTTTGTCAAATTGTCTGGCGGGTCGCCGCGTATAATGCCCTGTGTCAACCCCGCATCCAACTCCTGCACCAACTGCGCGCGGTTTTTCCAGATGCGTTCGCTGAAATCACTGCCATCCGCCGCCCACGGCTTGGACAGCGCTTTTTCCACCTGTGCCGTGTCAACTTTGGCGAATGGCGAACCATGCCCGACACCTTTCTGCACTTCGTATGCAGTGTGATAATACATGGATGTGTAAATCTTTTGGAGCAGCAGCCGCAGACCGTCCAGCAGGCTACCAGATGCTTCATAGGCATGTTGGTAGCACTGCAATTTCAACGCCTCGTAGCGGCTGATATGCACGCGGGAGGACGCATTGACAAGCTGCTTTTCCCAATCAGCAGAAATGCCGTTTTCCTCGCCGTGCTTGATGTATTCCTGTACCGTCCACTGGAATTCCTCCAATTCGTCTTTTTGTAGCATTTTGCGGGCTTCGGCCATGCTGATGCCGTTATTATCCGCAAACTTGGCATACCAGCGTTCAATGTCGGCCTGCAAAGACTTTGCCGCCTTGCGGTACGCCGTTGCAACGTCCGTGCCGTAGGTATCAGCCTTGTGCATTTCCGCATCCATGAGGGCAGCCATACGCTGCGCCCAGTATTCACTGTTCTTCATGGTTGCTCACCTGCTGCCCGCCGCTGTCATCGTGCTGCGGAAACGTTCCACCACCGTACAGCTGCATATCCGCCTGCTTCTGCTCTTTGAGCTGTTCAACTTCTTTGTCCACATCATCCACAAACGGATGGTGTGCCAAAATCGTGCGGTCGGAAACAATGCCCACGCTGTCCTTGCACTGCTGGATGATGTCGGACTGGTTAATCAGCACATTGCGGTTGAACGTGATTTTTACTGGTGTGCCGTCAAAATTACCCACCCCGCTGTTTGCAAGGTGGGCGTTCACAAACCAAAGCAATTGCTCAAACGACGCCTGAAATTCGGTTTCCATCGCGTTCGCGTCCAGGTCAATATCGCTATACATACTCTGGATATTCATCTGGTTCGGATTACCGGAAAGCCGGTCGTCTTTGGCATCATAGCCGCGTGCGTTTTCTATCAGCGCCTGCTTGAACAAAGAAAGGATTGTTTTGTAATTCTCGGCGTTCAGTTCCACGTTCAGCGTGCTGACACCGCCGCCGGGACTGCCACTGTCGTTGCGTACCTTAACCGCACCATAGGTTGCAAGGTTGCGCCGCAGCTCACCAAGGTCCGTGCCATCATAGTTGACAACCACCAGAATTGTGTTGCGCGGATCTTCCAGCATCCCGTTTTCAAACGCTGATTCCATGAGATTGATTGCATCCTGCAACGGCTTCACCCGGCGAATCAATGAAATCTCTGCCGCATTCGCTTTCCACGGTACAAGCGGAATCTGTGACCAGTTCAGCGCTTGCTGGCCCAGCGTCACATACGGTGTATGCCACGGTTCTTCCGGCGTCAGAGCGCCATCTTGATACACAAAATAATCAATGCCGTCCGGCGTGAATGCTTCCACATGCTCCACTATCTTCTCGGTTTCGCCCTCGTAACTTTCGACTTCATAAAGATAGATGGAAGCATCCATTTTTGTGTGTTCGCCATCCTGCCAGAACGGTAAAATCTGATACGGCTCAAACCGGCGAAAGGCAAGGCTGCCCTGCTCGTCATAGTACGGCATAAGCCAGCCAATGCCACCGTTTAGCGCATCCTCGCCCAGCAGCCGCAGCTGCCGCAGGAATGCCGCACCGAACACGGTTTGCAGGGTTTCCGTGTATTGCTTATCCTCACTGTCAAAGGTCGGCGGCTTGCCCAGCAGGTAATCCGTCTTTTGCGCCACCATGCGGGCGTACTGGTTATCCACAATCCGCGCATTCGGCAGGTTATATACAATCGCCAACTTGCCATCCTTACCGATGGCCGTGCGCTGGTGGTGCAGAATGTCCTGCTCGCCGTGCTGGTACCTGATACCGGCAATCTGCATTCGACGCTGCGGCGACTGTTTCCACTGCTGAATTTGGCGGGCAAGGAACTGCCGGTCACTCATGCGGCTGGCTGCACCGGCCTGCACAATGCCATTGATGTGCGTTGTTTCGGTTTCCCCCTGAAAAAAATACGTGTCTCTCACCTCTTTTACTCAAAACTGAAAGTCGGACCTTGCAAAACAGTGTTCACGAAATACCGGATGTCGTCCATTGCATGGTCGTTTTCCTTGATTGGCTTGTCCTCCGCCTTTTTATCGTCCCAGCGGTAGGACTTGAATTCTGTAATCGCACCGGAGCAGTTCTCGCAGACGGCAATTTTTCCATCGTGGAATGCTGCGGCAATGCGGCGGATGCCGTTCAGCACATCGTTATTTGCTGGCCGGACATAAAACCGGTTGTGCCTGCGGATGCAAGTAATAAACGACGCTGCCGATGGGTCAATCACGACCGCCTGTATTTTTCGACTGCCTGCAAGATGTTCCAATGCTGTGTAATACTCTTCGTCTGTGCGCTGCTGCTGCGTGTCACGGCCGCTGTAATAATACTCGTCACAACGGTACCAGACGCCTTTATACAGCCCCCACAGTCCCATGCTGCAAGGGTTCAGCGTGCCATAATCGCAGGATATATAATACTGCACATAGTCACGCGGCTTGCTCGGCACAATTCCCTGCCCATTGGCCTGCTCCGGATAAATCAGACCTTCGGCCACCACCCACTCGCCTTTTATGTAACGGTCATAAAACACACCCGAATACATAGCTTCATAGCGTTTGCGAACTTCCGGCGCCAGCGTCAAGTTGTCGTTCATCGTGAAATGCAAATGCAGGGCATTCTTTTTCTGCGCCTGCTGCACCCATTCCAGATAGAACCAATGTGCTGGGGATTCCGGGTTGCAGTTGAACCAAAAGCGGCTGCCCGGAACGCTGCATCGGGCAAGAGCCTGTTCCACGAAGCTGCGCGGCATCAACGCCACTTCATCAAAGAGCACACCGGCAAGCGTCATGCCCTGGATCAGCATATAAGAACTTTCATCCCGTCCACCAAACATGAAATAGCTGTTCGTGTGTCCGCCGGTCGAAATAATCAGCTTATTTTCACTGCGCCGCTCCTCAACTTTGAACAAGCCTTCCAGCCAGTGTGCCATTTGCAGAATAACATTGCGCCGCAGGGACTCTATGGTTTTGCCGCAGATGGCAAAATTTTGACCGCTGAACTGTGTCATGCTCCACATAACAAAGCCAGCAGCCATCGATAAAGTTTTCCCTGAACGGATGGAACCGTCACAAATCAGTGCATCATATCCGGCGTACTGCGGCAGCTGCCACCATTCCAATGTAATCAGCTGCTTTTGTCCGAATCGTCCGTACTGCATTTTGCATCAACTGCCTTTGCGCTTGCTTTAATCTGCTCCAGCAGGTTGTTTTCTGCATGGTCAGTCTGTGTGTCTACCGGATGGTCGCGCCATTTGTCCGGCCGACGGTTCTTCAGCCACATGGCAGCAGCGCCAGTATCAGGGGCAACCATCTTTGTAACGCGTTTGGTCTCAATACCGCCTTCCAGTGTTACTTCATCATACTGAAAACCGGTGGCACGTTTAAACAAAGCGCTTTCCACCTCATAATCGGCTACATCTTTGCCCTTTTTTAGGGCCTCCGAAATCTCCGGATGTGCAGTCCTCCATGCATACAAAGTTGAAGGAGAAATTCCCATGTTATGCGCTATCTGTTCATCTGTCAGGCCGTCTCTTGCCCAGCCTTGCAGCAACGTCAAACTTTCCGGCGTCAGCCACTTCTGATATTTTCCTTTCGCCACTACGGACCACCACCCAGCAGGCGACTTTCGCCCGGCGGCCAGACCTGTACCATGTGATCAGCTCCTTTTGGGTATAAAAGTGGCATCGTACCAAAATGTATACGATGCCTAAAAACCCCATAAAAATAGCGCCTGCCGTGGGGGCGGGGCGCTTGAAAACGTTATTTTGAATTTGGATTGTTATTTTTATGCTGGGATAATATTTTTAAATAATAAAGAATATCTCCTTCAGCGGACTCTTTTTTTACGATGTCTTCAGTCATTTTGTTCATGTTAGCCTCAAACATCAGCACAAGCAACCTTATAAATTTTATCAACGAAATGATTGAGATTAATATCAAGGTAGCAAGAATTAAATAATAGTATGGCATTTCCCTCGGAATAAAAATTGAAATTCCAACTGTTAGCAATCCCTCGGATAGTCCAACTGTAAACACATGAATCATCGGTCGATCAAGATTACGCCCCAGCAAATCTTTACTTACCCCGATTACCGAAGTCGCAACAATAGTGATTACCGCGATATATATTCCACTTGTGATTGAAAAGAAATCTGAAAGGTTATCTATTCGAGAATCAGATAAATAATTTTTCAAAAGTGGGAATAAATAATTCGAAAAAGCTGGGACAAACGAAGACACTATTCCAACCAAAACCGCCACTAATATGCATATTAGTTCAGTTCTCAGATTTAGTCGTATGATCTTCCATGTTGATTCCTGATTGTTTTGATATTTCTTCACCATCATTCTCCTCACCTCTATTATGCAAATTGTCAGGAAGATAGTTTTTTACTAATTCAAAGTCATATTCCTCGTTAGGTAGAAAAATCTTAAGATATTTTTCAAGTGCTCCATTAAATCTTCGACCTTGACTTGAAATTGCCTCACTCATGTGGTTAACAAAAAATTCTGGGGATATTTGATTTTCCCTTAAGCTAAAGTTGTGATAAACTATAACTGAAGAATTCTTTAGCTTAGCTCTACTGATGGGGACGGATTTTCCATCTTTATAATAGACAGTTATTTCATCTACAAACTGCTCATCAATATTTATGGAATCCAGCAGACTAAGAATGCTTCTGGTGTCTAAGGTATCTTCACCTTTCCTAGAATCCCCTAAATTCATTGTCAAGATTAGCCCTTTAGCACCGCTATCATTTTTAGCATGCCCAATTAATGACTTCATAGATTTTGTAAGAGAAGTGACTTGGTTTTCGTCAATTTCATTTTGATAAAATTTAGTTACTGATTTTGATAGATTTAATTTGAATGTTACGTCTCTTACTAAAGGTGCATTTCGAACTTCATCTAGCCCATTGTTGTAAAATATCGGTCTAATCATTACCTTGTAAGCATAATTGTCAGGGATGAAAGAATTAAAATAATCTATTATTGTTTGTAATCTAGGTCCTTGCTGATTTACTGTCATCATGAGTATGTTCCATGTTTTATCATAAGCGATAGAAGTTATATCAAACATATCCATAGTTAACGGCTGTAATTTTTTTTCGTCTTTATTATAGCCGTACGGTTTGTTTGTATCTTTAAGCTTTCCTAAAGGAATTACTAATTGATTCGAATCCATGTTCCGAAAAAAAGGAAATAGCCTAACTGTTTTGCCCCCTATTTCACGAATAAGTAGATCTTCGTTCACTGTTTCCAAGAAGCAGCTTTCAATATTCTCAAAAAATTCCATTATTGAACAATCAATCGGTTTTTCATCTTTATCCTCAAAGGCAATGGTATAAAACATTACTTGCTTACTCACAATTATTCTCCTCTTCAAAATACTTTTCTCCAGTATAATCCAGAAATCAGCATTTTAAAAGGAAATATTGTATATTTGTGAAATATGCGACAAAATTACCGCCCAAATTTCACAACGTCTGCCAACTATTTCAATCATCCTTGCAAACGGTATGCAGAAATTAGCCTTTTCAGGCTATTCCCATAAAAATTTGAATGCGAAAAAGGCACCCACCAATGTGGATGCCCAATAATATTTTTGGTCCCGTGTAACGCCCGGGTTATCGACTGCTATACCTGCTTTTGTTGATTGGCCTTTGGAACAGTTCATAAATGACTTCAACGCCGAATTTAAGCCTTCGGTTTGGCACGAAAAGATAGGCTTGTTGAATATTTCCAACTTAATTAGTATAGCATACAGAATATGATTTGTCAAATGAAAACCCGGCAGCAATCACGCTGTCGGGTTTGTGCCGTCTGTTCCGGCTGCCAAAAAAGTATTTAGGAGAGTCGATTCAGCCTCATGCGGCCTTGCTGGCATAGGTACCGCGGCATCATCCCGACACGGCGGCGAATGAAAGGAGGATTGCGAAAATGAACCCATGAGAATCCTGCTTCTGAACTCTCTATTATTCAGTATATCGGGACAAAAGGGACAAAGGGGACAAAAAGGACACTTACACAATCTTTTTTAATTGCCGATAGTAAATCTTCTTCACACCGTCAACAGAATACCGATACCCCATCTTCGCGGCAATCGTTCCCCAAGTGAACCCGTCCATTACTCGGTATCGAAACACCCGACGTTCTTTGGCTGTCGGTAATCCATCCACAAACTGCTCAATCTCGGCTTTCTGCGCGGTCAGTGTCTTAATCCGTCGTCGCTCGGCATCACCTGCCGGTAAGCCACGAATCAGAATTGGGTGCGGATAACCACTGCTGCCGTCCTGCACGGTGTCGCCGACAACAGTATGTAAATATTCCTGCAGGTCTGC